ACATTGGCGGATGCAATGTCAGCATTCTGCCGTGCTGTTTCAAGAGCGTTTGCTGCGGCTTGTTTCTCACTTTCCGTTCCGCCCTTCTGCGCTTTGGTGTAATCATCCTGTGATTTCTTTAGTCTTTCCAAAGCAGCTGTTTCAATCCCTATGGCACTGATACGATTCTGTTCTGCTATTTGATAGGCTTTTACATCCTCTCCAAGTTTCTTGAAGTTGACTCCACTTGTACCACCCAAAGACTTTTCCATCTGGCTGATGGCGTCAATCAATGATTTCTGGCTTGCCTGATCGGAGTTCTTGAACTTGTCAGTCCGTACATATTTTTTCGCTTCGTCCAAGGCGGGCTTTATCATGTCGGAAAACATGGAACCAAACTCACCGAACACAGTAACCCAATCTATATTGGCTTTTATGGCTTCTGTTTCCTTGTTCTGTATGGCAACATCACGTTGTTTCTCCAGTAACTTTACTTGTGCACTATTAACACCGTTTTCTTCCTGTGCTTTCCTTATTTTTTCCGCATACTCTTGGGCGATAGCCAATTTCTGCTGCTGGAACGTGCCATATTCTTTCAAGTAGTCGTTCAAAGCCTGTTGTTCGGCTTTCAGCTGTCCTTCAGTTACATCGGAAATATCTTTATCTCTCATACTTTCGGCATTGGTATAAGCTTCTGAAATTTTCTGTGCCTGCTTGTCGGTCAGCTTACCGTTACCGGCTTTGCTCCATTCTTCCTCCTGTTTTCTTATCGCATCAATCTGTTTCTGATAATCAAGGTCAATCTGTTTCAACTTCTTTTCCGTGCCTTCTCTCATCAGGTTGATTTCATCCTGTTGGTTCTGACGGTGAAGTGAAAGAAGTTGCCCGTCCAGCTTTTCCTGATTTTCTTTTTGCTTTTTTGCTAGATTTTCCTGCTTGGTTAAAGAACTACCAGTGATACCACCTAAATTTTTATAGGATTTTTCAGTTGTTTCTACCCGTTTCTTAGCCTCTTCATACTGCTTTGAGGTAAACTTGGATTTGTCCTTTTCTATTCCAGAGAGTTTCTTTTTGGCATCTTCCCACTCTTTCTTGGCTTTATCGTAGTCTTGTTTGTAAGTAGTTTTGTTTTTCTCTGAATCAATACGGGTTTGCTTGGCAGATTTTGCAGTATCTATGAGTGTTTTTATGTCTTTGACATTATAGATTGCTTCATCTGACAAAGTTCCCTCTACATCAATAGGCAAACGGAGTTTGATGGTTCCATTATCACCCTTTCCTTTGATTCTCCTTTCAAGTTCGGAAATATATCGGTCAAATTCCTTTACATCAACATTGTTCAAATTGGATATGAATTGCTCTGAAATGCCTTTCCCCTTGTCTTGTAACATAACGTCACGCATAGCACGCAATTCTTTCATCTTCTTCACATATCCATCAACACCTTGCTGCCCGGAAAGAGATTTCAGTAAATTTTCGTAATATTTGATTTCAGATTCAATATTAGAAAATTCTTTGGCTTGTTTTTCTCCGGCACGTTTTGCATCTTCCTCTGCAATCTGCTGCTTTAATTTGAGTATATCAGCAAGTTTAATGGTTTCAATGTCGTATTGAGCGAATATCTTTGGGTATTCTTTTCTCAACTCCGCCAAGCTCTGTCCTCTTTGTAAATCAGACAAAGCCATGTCACGGGAACTCTTTACAAGGAAATCAATTTTCTGCTTGTGTTCTTCCTCTTGTTTTTTAGCTTCTTCTTGCTGTTCGTTAAACCTTCTCTGTGCTTTTTCGGCTTCGGTTGCGGAATCATGGAAAGTCCACATGGCCGCACCAAGCCCTACAACGGCAGTCGCCAGCAAAACATAAGGACTGGTAAGCATTGCCGCATTGAGAGCCATTTGTGCTTTCCGTGCCAGTACACGGGCATTGGTAAGGGCTATCTCGGCTATCGTGTGTTTGCTCGTTGCGATAGTAGTAAGCATTACAGCAGTACGATATGCGCCATAAGTAACTACTAATCCAGCAAGTATCTTGCCGACTGTTTCGTAGTTTTCAATCAAAGAAGCAGTCATCTGAATGCCGTCCATAATTACACCTTCCGATTTCTCACCTAACTCGTTGAGAACACTATCCATCGCATCCTGCATCATAGAAAGCTGACCGTTTATCTCTTTTGAAGCGTTTTCGGACATCTGATAGAATCGACCACCAGCGGAAGTAGCATCTATAAATGCCTGCTGAACCATTTCTGCGGAAATAGCCCCCTTAGACATCTCATCTTTGAGGGTAGCGATAGACTTACCGGTCTTTTCAGACATGATTTGCAGAGGATTAAATCCTGCATTAATCATCTGATTGAGGTCTTGACCCATAAGTTTACCGGCAGCGGACATCTGAGAGAATGCCAAAGTCATAGAATTAAACTTTTGTGTGTTCCCCATAGAAACATCGCCAATAGCTTGTAGATAACGGGGAACTTTCTCAGCTTCAATGTTGAAACCAAGCATCATCTGCGTGGCTGCTGTTACATCAGAAAATTCAAGCGGAGAAATTTTAGCGAACTCACGAACTTGTGACATGAGGGCATTGGCTTTCTCTTTGTTTCCCAATAAAGTTTCAATAGCAGTGTCAGCAGCCTGGAACTCGCCACGTACACGAATCATTTCAGCACCTAATGCTTTCAGTACTCCAGTACCACCAATAACCGCCAAGGCTTTCTTCCAAGAAATAGCGATACCGTTGTTACTCTCTACGATTTCCTTAGCATTATCATTGTAAAGGGCGTATTCATCCCGAAGTTTCTTTACGGAAAGACGCGCTTCGGCTTGTTGTTGGGTTAATCCAAATAAAGCTGCCTTTTCTTCATCAAGAGCTTTGCGGGCAGCATTGTATTCTTCTAACTTGCTATTTGCTGATAACGGATTCCTTTTCAATGCTATACGATAAGCATCCCCAAGTCGTTTTACATCCGCTTCAATATCCTTAACTACCGCTTTTTGAGCAAGAATCTTCTCTGTGAATCCATTCACGGCCTGGGAAGCATCGAAGATTTTCCTTTTGAATCCCGTTTCCATCTCCGCTCCAGCTTTGGCTGCATTAGTCACCAACTCATCCAATCTTTGGTTGGATGCAGCAAGTTGGGCATTCAAAGCCT